TAATCAAATGACAATGTGACTGTTCCCGAAGTGCCACCGCCTGATAAACCAGTCCCAGCCGTTACACCTTCAATGTCGCCTGCAATTGTTCCCCACACAAAATCCATGTCGGTATTTGAGTTTTTCTTTAATACTTCACCAGTTGTTCCACCCTTTAGATCAGCCAACGACGTGTCAACGGCTTGACCAAAAACCTCAAAATCCGCGGGCAAATCCGTTACTAAATCACTGCTCGTAGGCATTTGCCAATTAAAATTGCTCGTAGTTATCAAGAAATGCCATTAGTCAGCCACCTTGTTTGACATGTGACGGCTAATCGCCTTACGACGTGCCATGCCTTCGCGCTTGCCTTCCTTAAAGCCTTTGGCATAACCAGCTGCACCGCCAAGCACCATAAGAAAGATTACGCCAACCAAACGACCCAAAGTCTCTGGGTCTAATAGATCAAGTACCATTTAGAATTCTCCCGATTTCTAGGCGGTAAGTGTTACCACCTGAACTCAGGGTGACGCATGATCGGCGCGCGGTCAAGAACCTTGCGTGTTTGTCGGCGTGTCCTGTGGCTTTGGCTTGGATTTAAGTCCATTGCCAGCCAGCACACCGCCTAGCGAACCTGTAAGAAAGATCGCAAGTGTTTTAAGCAAGTCAATAAATGCAGCGTCATTAGGTGCTTGTGCCCCAATTGGCTGTGTAACAAAGATCAGTGCATAGGTAATGCCAACGGTTACAACCAAAAACACCGCAGCTAGTGTTGCCCCAATAATCAGGATTAGCTGTGCGTGTATTTCCTCTGGTGATTTGCGACGTGCTGGCTTATCACGGGTCAATGCCAAGTAGGTCGTCAGTGCATGTTCCAGTTGGGAGGCATTGCGGTTTCTGACACTCCGCTTTTGACCAGTTGTCGAATTCTTGACACTCATAGCGCGTCCAGCCTTGATACCCGCAAGCGGACAGGATTAGTGCAAGTGCCCAAACCAACCCTGCCGCCGCAAGTTTCTGGCTACTTCCCCAAGTTGCCAAAACTTTTGTCATTTGGATTAAGCCAGCGCAAGATCACTGGTGCAACAGCTGCTGCCCCTGCCATTGCCAATGTCTTTGGGTCAGTCACGCCTGCCATGTATAGGGCAAGTGCTGCTGCCATAAATGATCGCGCCCATGAGGCTGCTACGGCTTTTGCTTGTTCCATTTTTTGCTCTCCTTTTTGACTGCGGCTGCTTTTGCAGCTGGTGCATCTACTTGTGGAAATTCGCCCTTGTATGGCACAAATTTAGGTATGCCAAAACCGACGATCTCCTTGCCCTCTCCGTACGCTCTGACCTTGACCATAACCATGCCACCATTGCGTTGATCGCCTGTCCCAGACGTATTGCCTTCAATGGTCAAACATGTCTTTGTGTCAATGAGTCCGACAACAATGCCAATGTGTGAAATGCGATCAACGCCGTCATGTGGAAAGTCCATGAAAGCCAAATAGCCAAGCTGAGGCATAGTTGACCAACGTTGCATTTCCTTAAATTTATGTGCGCCCGCAGCTGTGCTGACCACGTTTGGAATTCTGACACCAGTCTGTGCAGCGCACCAATTCACAAAGCTGCCACACCACGGCAAACCGTCTGCCTTCATAAATTTGCCGTACTTTGTGAGGTTGTCGCCTTCCTCAATTGTTCCAACCTCAGCAGCTGCAACCTCGATTAGCCGTGCATTTGTGCCGTCTGGATAATTACTCACAAGCCTAGTGCCTTTAAATCGTCAGCAGTCAAACCAAGTGCCGCAAGTTTTGCCTGTGCTGCTGCTTTGTCTGTTTCTGCTTTTGCTTCTGCATTAATTTCGTCACTTTTAATCTGCTCAATAGCAGCATTAATTTCAGCTTGCGTGGGTGCATTTCCTTCTAATTTGTCCCACTGGATTGTTGAATAATCTTCATCTACAAAAGAAAACTCAGAGTCAGGGCGCAATTTCCAGATTGCTTTTGATAGTTCGCTCATTATGCACCTATTTCTAACAAGATAATTTGTGATTGTGATGATGATGTTTGATAAGTAACTTGGTTTGAGTTAGCAGTAAAGCGCACAGAACCTTGTGTTTTGTATGTTGTGGCTGAGGTTGTAGATGGGCTATCAACATACATGATGTTTGTCACCATAGCAAAATTTGTGTTTGTGCTAGATGTTGCGCTGATGTTGTAAAGCAAATCTACTTCTTGCGCACCTCGCGTCACAATGTCCGTTGCGCCTCTGACTAACTTAATTGATGAACCGCCGTCAGCTGCGCCACCCACTCTTTGATTTTGAAAGTTTTGCGATACTAAACACAAGATTTTGCTTGTTGCCGCGCTTGGCGTAATTGTTGCAGTTAATGTTGTGTCTGTGTAAGAGGTACTTGCAATAGTTGTTGAAGTCGTTGTTGTGCCTTGAACAACCTGCAAAATCTTGCCACCTGCTGCAACAGCAGCCCATTTTAATCCAGTTGCTGTTGTTGAGTCGGCGGTCAAAACGTGACCATTTGTGCCCACTGCAAGTCGGGCTGGTGTGTCGTTTGCACTAGCTGCGATTAGATCGCCCTTAGCGTCCACAATTGAGTTTTGGATCGCGTTAGCATCATCTGATGTGACCCACTTAAAGTCCATGTCAGTGTTGCTATTTTTGGCTAACACTTGATCGGTTGTGCCGCCTTTGAGATCAGCTAGTGATGTGTCAACAGCTTGTCCAAATACCTCAAAATCGGCAGGCAAGTCCGTGACGAGATCACTCGCTGTTGGCATTTGCCAGTTAAAATTCGACGTTGGGTTTGCCATGTTTTCTCCTTCTTAGGTGATAATTGTCGCACGTGCCCAGTCGAGTGTTGGCGACACGCCCGACCAAGTAAATGCAGCTGAGATTTCGTCCCATTGCAAAGCCTGCAATGAGTAAGCCGTTGGTGAAATGTTAAGAGTGATCGAGAGTTGGTTGTACGACGCTTGAAATGACCAGCCCTCAACAAAGCCCTGAAAGATACCGCCCATGTTCGCTGGTAGGTCATTGATTGCTACTGCCTCACCCATAAACACGCCAATGAGGTTGTCACGGTCGCTGTTGTCTAGCTCTGGATTTGTCAGGTCAAACGTGATCTCACTAAAGATTGCTTGCGGTGTTTTGCGCAATGCAAGGTAAAAATTGGCTTGCTGGGTTGCATCAGCTGAGTTGTGCAAGGTTGTCGAAATGATCTGAGACAACGTGCCGTATTGCAAAATTGAGTCTGCGTCGCTGGCACTTTTCTCTGCACTGCTGGTTGCACCGTATTGAATAGTCAGGTTATTGCGTACGTCTCCTGCTCTGGTTTCAACGCGCAAACCAGCTGCGCGCGCTTGGTTGGCTGTCAGCTGTACATAACCATTGTTTGACAGGTACAAACTGCGGTGTGTTGCATCAGCGTAAGAAATGCGCCCAAATGCGTCCTCGTAAATGTAGCCAAGACCTGACGTTGCAAGCTTAGATACCAAAGAATAAACGTCTGTGCGCTCACTAGATCGTGCAGCTAACTCATAATCACCAGGGCGATCGATCTCACCTAAACCAACGTTTTCAGCGGTTGCCCATGTTGTTGTTGGGTCATAATCTGCCCATGTTTCAGCTGCTGGTACTTCTGCCCAAGTGTTAAGCAATAGGTCAGACAGAATTTCCCAGATTTGATCGCCGTCAAAATCTTTAGACAGCACGCCATTTGTCAACGCCTTTGGCAAACGAGATAACGCGCCAAGTGCTGTGATGCTGTATGTCTGGGTGAACATTGTGCTGCCTACGTCACGCACCTCAACGGCAATGTCAACGACTGTGCCACCAAAGATTGGGACGTATGAGCTTGATGTGTCCTGCACCTGCACTGAAATGCTGCTGTTGATGTTGACAGGTATGTTCGCCTGATTAACGTCTAGCAGTTGCAAATTGACATAACCTGCTTGAGCTTGCTCGTAAATGTTTGTTCGACCTGATCTAATTGTTAAGTTAGCCAAAACCGCGTTTGTATAAGAAACGCCGTCGATCTCTACCAGCCAAACTGGTGTCCACTGGGTCATGCTATTTGCAGGTTAGTTGCGCCGCCTGTGCCGCGATAGTAGCTGTTGTTTAATGTGTCAACGATTGTGCGTGCTGTGCCTTCCTTATCAAACGCACCAGTCACGGTCAGGTTGATTGTTGTGCCCATTGTTGCTGCTTCAGCTTTTCTAAAACTGCCAACGTCAAATGAACCAATGCCGCCAGTCGTCGCAGCGGCAGCGGTTGCAGCCACTTTTGCAGCTGTTGAAACACCGCCACCGCTTGACGTGGTCGTTGCGCCACCGCCTGACGGTGCTGAAATCTTAGGTATTGTCGTCGTCGTCGTTGTGACTGTTGGTGTCTTAATTGTAGGCACACTGACCGTCGGTGTTGAAATCTTGCTGACATTTGGTAAAAACGGTATTGCGTTATAGGCAGAAATTAAAGCGTTGATACCTGCAACCGCACCTGAGATTAAGCCATTGAGAATTTTGACAACGCCAGCAATGACATCAATAACGCCACCTGCGATCTTTCCTGCTACTTGTAACGCACCGCCTAAAACCGTGCCTATGACTGGTGCAACATAGGTTGCTATCAATGCGCCAAATTCCTTGAAAGTGTCAAGGTTGTCACCGATTGCATCTCGAACATACCCAAACGCTTTGATCATGCCATTTATGATCGGCGTAAATACGCTAGTGATGATGTTGCCAAGTGTTGTGATAACACCACCAAGACCATTGCCGTTGAGGCTAAAAGCACCGCTAAATGCGTTAATGATTGGCAAAGCATTGTTATTGATAAAACCCATAAGCTTTTCAAGGATTGGCAATAGCGCAAAGCCAATTGTTTCTTTAGCCTCATCAAATGCAATTTGCATGCGAGCAATGCGCCCTGCATAAGTGTCAGCGTTACGAGCTGCCGCGCCGCCAAACAGGTCTGACAATTTCCCCTGCACCTGAGTGAAATTCATGGTCTTTAATTCGGCAGCTGATAAGCCAATGCCTAATTTGCCCAGTGATGCTGTGTTGCCGTCATAAGCCTTGCCCAAAGCATTTGCAACGCTTTCCAGCGGTTTGCCTGTGGCTGCGCTGATGTCTAAAGCTGTGGCGAGTAATTGCTGTGCCTTTTCTGTATCTGAGGTTGATCTGACCAACCGTCCCAAAGCTGGGCGCAGCTCATCATCTGCCACACCAGTTGCCAAAGACATTTGCAAGATTGATTGCTCAGTGGCAGCAATTTGTGCCTTTGTAGCCCCTGTGGCGTTTTCTAAGGCGACGGCAAGCTGTGTTTGTGCTTTCTCGTCCTCGATTGCCGCCTTGACACCTTCAACGCCGATCTTGATTGCATAAGCCCCAGCGGCAGCGGCAGCAGCTGCAAAAGCTGCGCCAACCATTTTGCCAACCTTGCCCATTTTGTCGCCAAAAGTGTCAACATCTTTGCTGGCTGCTTTAAGCGATTTGTTGAGGTTGTCAACGTCTCCAAGTATGGAGAGTTTAAGGGTACGACTTCCAGCCATTAGTTGTACCTCTTAACTATCTTCTTAAATGACTGTTCCCATTGCTTAATGATCTCAGGTTGTGCAGCTCGCAATGTTGGATAGATAAACCAACCGCGTGACCCTCGACCTTCGCGACCTGACCACACTGGGAACTGCTTGTATTTGTTTGACCCAAACTCAACGCCGCCCCAGATTTGCTGAGTCGTTGCGCCACCGCTTAATTTTTGTGAGGCATAACCAAAACTGATTTCACCAATTTTTGATGACTTAGACACTTTCGAGCCGTCAGCAACGCGATTGTCAACGAGGTTGCGCGTTTTCGTACTAGCTGCGGATTTAATTTTGCCCTGCACATAAGTGGCTAGAGCTGAGGTTGCCTCTTTAGCTTGTGACAACGCCTCGTCGTCCATAGCCTTGAAAGATCGAGTAATGGCGCGCAGCTCAGCCTTGTCATAGCTGATTGCATCTTTAGCCATTTGCTCGCCTTTCCAAAATCTCAATGACGGTAAGTATGTCCTCGGCTGTCTCAAAAACATCTGGGTGTAGCCCTGTTGCCAGAGCTACCTCCCAAACTATTCTGCTAAGGCTTCCGACGGCGTAGCTTTTGGGTTTGCCTCACCTACGATTACCTCAGCAATACCTTCTGTCCAAATGTCGATCGGCTTGACAGGCTTTCCAGCTGCTTCACGCTTCATAGCGTGATAGGCAAGAAATACTAAATCGGAAATGCCGATCTTTTCCTGTGCCTGAGCAATTGTGTGACCTGTGTGCTTTTCCCATTTGACCCACTCTGGCGGTGCAGCTGTGTAAGTGATCTGATCGCCGTTTGTGTATTCAATTGTGATTGGTAGTTTCATTTTGTCTCCCGATTAGTAGTTTTTAGCTAAATGTCTCAGTAGGTGTTCCCACTACGACAAATGATAGGTCAACGGTCTGTGCATCTGGTGCAGCACCGCCGACGCTTGGAAACACTGGCATTACGTTAAATGCAAAAACTGCGCCTGTAACCGCTGTCATTGAAACTGCCAGCGTTGTGTTTGGTGCTGTTTCGCAAGCTGTCCACAATGCCTCGCAAAGTGAACCTGATGCGCCCCAGTCAGCAAGCATTGAAATGTCAAAAGTCCACTGATCGTCAATGTGCTTGTAAGCCTTGCCGTCCAGTGTTTGGTATGTCTCGACGGTTGGGCTGTTCGCAAGAGTTGCGCTGGTCGCCTGTGCGTCATAGTTAACGGTTGCAATGGTCACGACTAAATCGCGACCAGTTATGATTGTCGTTGGCATTTTGTCCCCTATGTTGTTTGAGTGTAATAAGTCGAAACGTTTATGTCAGCGACAAGCATTGGAGACTGTCCTACTTCCAACACCGTTGGCTTTTCAATTACGCCTACGACGTATCCTGCGGGCATTGCCGCAAGAATTCCGATTATGAGCTTTTCTAGATTGTCCAGTGACCCAGCATTGCTATTGCTGGCGACAATGGCTGTGATTGCAAAATTAAGTTTGACCTGTGTTTTTGCCTTGCCAATTAACACAACTTCCATGTATGGGCTGTCAGGTACGACAACAATGGCTGGCGGTATTGGTGACTCAGGCACGCTTGGATACACGTTTGCAGATAGCGCGCTAAAGGCGTTTGCTAAAGCTGAACGTGTTTCGGCAATTGAGTTTGCTGGCATTTATTGAACCACTGTCTCGGCGTCCAAATAAGGCATAAGCAATGTGCTGACGCGGTTGGTCAAGCTGCGACCCATGCGGTATGGAGAGCTGGCAAAGTCCACGCCCTCGATCTGTCCACCAGCTGCAACGCGTGATTGAAAGACCTCAACGCTAACAGCCAAAATTGCTGACTCAATTGCTGGTGTGCTGGCATAAATTTGAGCAGCTGAGTAACCTGACAATGTTGCCTTGCCGTTTGGCACAATTGGACGCAATGTGACGTCTGCATTTGTAAGTGCTGCTGTGAAATAATAAGGCGCGGTGTCAACGACTGTAAAAGTCGCGCTAAATGGTGCAGGCAAACCTGTCACGATTACTGATTGACCAGCTACAAAATAATGCTCACGGATTGTGTAAAAAGTAGCTACGTTGTCTTTCAACTTGTAAGCGTCAATGCCTGAAACGTTTGCAACCAGCATTGGCAAAATGACGTCCTCGCTGGTGTTGATGATCTCGTCTAAATAACTGTCGCTGTAAAGTGAAACGGACACGCCAAGCACCGTGCGCAATTGACTTGCTGTAACAATGGCTGGCATGTCCGTTTCCTTTCGACTGCTGCGGCGAGATCGGGAGAACCCGCCGCATGATTAGTTAATGGCTAGTTATCAGGTCTTGTTGATACCAAACGCGCCTGCACCGATCTTGGTTGCAATTGCGCCGTATCCATAAACCATGACTGCAATTTGACCTGACGCGATTACGTCTGCACGCAAGCGGTATGTTGGTGACTCGTACCATGTGTAAGAGCTTGGGTTGACGATCAAAATTGAGTCGTCCTTGTCTGTGTCATTTGCTGACGCGACGTTTGCTGTGACGTATAGATCAAGACCTGCAACGTTTCCACGAATTGAGTCTGGACGTACAACACCACCAGCATTGCTTGGCTGTGCTGCGTTGTAAATTGGACGACCTGAGTCGTTAAGTGTCATGAGGTTTGCCCACTGTGATGTGTTAGCGATCATGTTGCGAGCAAAGCCGTTTGTGTTTGCATAAACTGATGCTGCACCACGAGAAACAAAACCAAGCAACTCAGCAGCTGTTGGGTATGTAGCAAGTGTTGTTGCATCTGCTGTTGCACCTGTTGCAATTGCTGTGTGTACGGCTGTGTCTGTCGCCTTTGCATAAGCTGCTGCCATGTTTGACAATAGCTCGTTAAAAAATAACGGTGATGTGCGATCAAGTAGCTCAACGCTAAATGTTTGCTGTCCTGCGTACTTTGCAACGTTAACTGTTACAAATGCAGCGTTTTGATCTGTCTCGCTTGGTGTGCCTGCTTCTGATGTTGAGGCAACTGTTGGCATGACCGTGATCTTTGGAATTTCGAAAGACATGCCAGCGTCAGGCAAAACTCCACGGCTGATTGCGTCAATGCTTGAGCGTGTTGTGTTTGCAAGTCCGTTGATGACTTCTGTCAACTGACGTGTAGGCACAAGACCTGCGTTGTCTGTTGTGTCATCTGCCGCTGCGACATACTGACGTGCTGACTCCTCGCCAAGTGAGGCGCGGATTGTGTTTTCCAAATACTTAGCAGCTGTGAACTCTAGGCGTGGCTTTGATGTCCAACCACCCACTGCTGGCTTTGCATTTGCTGTTACTGACTGTGCGGCTTCTACCGTTTCGACGGCTTCCGCTGGTGTAACGGTTTGTTCCACTTCGTCGTCCTTTTCTGTTGGTGTTGCATCTGGCTCAA